GCAACTTTAATATCTGTAAAGGCTGCTAAAGCCTTATCCGTTGAAGCCATGTTAGCCATGTACTGAGCCATTTCATCTTTACCTTTTCCTTCAACCATTTTACTGTAAGGTTCTTTAGCGGTACCTGCTGCTGTTTGAATAACATTTCCCATTGGTGGAGAAGAAGCCATGTTCAATCCCCATTCAGTTAAAAAATCCCATACATTATAACCTTGTCTGGGAACTGGACCATATCTATCTTTCATTTGGTTTGCTATTACATCAACTTCACCCCAGTCTACTGGACCTGCTTCTTTATATCCTCTACGACTCAACCCCGAAGTAATTCCCGCGCCGGTTGATCCGCCTAGACTAAACATTGGTCTTTTTAATACTCTGCTCATTATGATTTATATTCCATTCCTCTTTGAGGTCCCATTATATTGCCCCACATACCACCCATAGTAGCACCTACACCTAATGCAGTTTGTAATGGAGTTGGGTTAGGCATTGAAGACCATTGGTATTGACCTGGGTATCCACCCATAATACCTGTTACTCCTGTGCCATAATAACCCATTCTCTCATAAGGTTCATATGCAGCCATTCTATTTGCTTCTCTCATCGCATCATATTGAGCTTGAGTTTGAGCTTGTTGAGTGGCTCCTACTTGACCCATAGTTCCTATTTGACCTGCAACAAGTTGCGGAGTCAACGATCCAAGGCCCGATTGATACTGACCCATTCCTATTTGGTTCGCATAGTCTTGTTGTCTTGCTCCTTGGCCCTGAGTATATCCTTGTTGTAGCAAGCCTGCCTGGATTGCTGCCCGGTTTCTATCGCTTGCTGCCTGATATTCACCTAGTTGTACGCCTGTTCTGCCTGCACCCAATGCGCCGATTTTTGATGCAGCATCCATAATTCCATGTTGTCCTTTTTGTGCCTGTATATCATACTCACCTAATGTCGCATCAATAACTGATTGTTGATAAGGAGACATATAAGAAGCAATTGATCCTGCTCCTGTACCTGCTCCCGTTCCTGTTAAAGCTGCTGCCGCTGCGCCATAATCCTGCGCACCCATCATATCGGTTGGTAAACCTGCGTAAGCTCCTTGGCCCGTCATATAAGGCTCATATCCACCTAAACCTTGCTGTGCTAAAGTGACCGCATCAGTTTGTAATTGATGTTGTGGTGCAACTTTAGGAGCAAACTGTTGTGTGGGTAAAGCTGTTTTTGTTAAATCTGTTAAACCTTTAGCATAATCTTTACCTAAAGATTCTATAAATGGTGCTGGGAGTGTTCTTGTTTCTTGTACGGCCATTATACTACCTCACTTAATCGTTCTGATACTTCAAACATATCTCTTGCTCCTTCTAATCCTTGAGATTCTTCGGATATACTACCACCATTTTCTAAATTTGTCATTACATTTTCCATAACTTCTGCTCCTCTATCCACGTCACCACCTCCTGCATTTCTTACAGCATCGGCCGTGAATACAAATTCATTTCTACTTAATCTTGCTGGAACATCATCAGCTTTTTCTTTGCCACCTATTGGAACAAAGCCACCTTCTGCTCTATAATCTTTTTCCATACCACCTAGATCCATTAAACCACCTTCTTGAGCTGCTACTCTTCCACCACCTGCTAATTGATAATAATTAGGATAAGGGAAAAGTACATTGTCAGTTGCAAAAGGAGTGACTCCTTGACCAGCTCTAATACTAGCAATCATATCATCCCACTCTTTTACTTCACCTTTGTAGTTTGCCATTACATCATCTAAATTATCTTTACCTGGATTGAGGTGTGTGTATAAACCTGCTAGTCCAGCAGTGCCTGCTATCCATGGGAAAGGATTACCTTTGAATGATTTTCCAAGGCCAGCCAAGAAACCATCTCCACCTGCTGTCTTCCCAGCCCAATTTAAAATATTTTTTGATTTACCTGCTAAACTTGCATCTCCAACTATAGCATTACTTAATTGAGGAGATATATTACCCGCTGCCGAAGTTCCTGCTGCTCCTGCTCCTCCTCCTGCTCCTGTTCCTAAACCTAAATTAGTAAAACTTTTTCCTATATTACCCCATCCTGTTTTTCCTAAACCCATAACATTAGAAGGTTTTAACCATGCACCTTTTGACCAGGGTTGTGCACCTGCCCATCCACCTGCTCCGATATTTGCCATACCAGCTGTAGCCATATACATTAAAGCCATCTTACCTAAATCACTTTTAGCGAATTTCTTAATACTTTTTGTTAAACCTTTAACAAGTTTTTTGCCTCCTTTAAAAACACTCTTAACTAAACTTCCTAAACCATAGCCGGGTCTGCCACCGTAAGCGTTTCCATAACGCATCTCATCTACTGGATGATCAAATTGATGTTCTTCAGGAAAATCAAACCTTCCATGTCTATCCATAGCTCGTGTACTTCTAGCAACACTTTCAGGTGTGATCATGCTTGCAGCTCTATCTAGACCTAAAATTCCTAAACCTTCAGTTCCTACAACTCCTTCTAATTGTTCTTCAGCTATCATATTTCTTATCATTTGTTGTAGGTCATCTTCATCAGCTTCAGGAAATCTTGCTCTAAACTCATCATAAATTTTTTGCCAAGCTGTTTCAACTATTTGATTTCCTTCAGCATATGGTGAAACTTGAGATATTACACTTGGTGCATCAGCTGTCACTTCACCTCCATAATCATACCCAATTCTTCCGCCACCTGCTAATAAATAAGGTGGATAGTCTTGTCTATTTTTATCATATACTTCCATTAAATCATTAACTGAAAGAGAATCATCTCTTTCAAGAGCCCTTGTTTGTACTTCTCCTGCTTGACCAAACAATGGTGAAACAATCGTATTAAATTGGTCTTGTGTGATAAGGCCTCCTCTTAAGCCATCATTTAAATGTTCACTAATCATGTTAAGCCAACCTCTCTGCCCTACACCACCTTCAAGACTTTTTAAAAATTTTAATTTTTTATTCCATAGTTTTTGTTCATCCTCTTTATAAAAAATAGAATCATCTACTTGCATGGTTCCTGCGTCGTCAGTTTCTTTAGTCATCACATTCATCGTAGCTACATCCGGAGTTACTGTTTCTGTTATGTCTTGTCCAATTAATTCTTGAGGAACATAATCAGCTCCTGATGGAGGACGAGGTGCTTCCATTTGTTGTATTTCCATTTGTTCTCTTGTTATAGCAGGAGATTGGCCCTCTCGTGACATTTCCATAATAGCTTTTTGAATATTTTCAGGAGTGATAGGTAAACCTCGATCGTTTAACCATTTTATAATAAGTTGTTGTTTAGTGGGGCCTGTGTCAACTTGTTCTTCTGCAACCACATCCATAATACCACCTACGGGACCTGCGTTTTGATAACCAATCCTTCCACCCTGAGCCACTTGTTGACCCATTGGAACCATAGATTGAATCTCTTCATCAGGCACAATCATTTCTTCTTCAGTCATGAAATCTTCAGGTCCTTGAGCAGTAGACATTTTCATTTTTACAAAGTCTTCAAATTCTCCTTGAAATCCTTGAGCAACCATTTCTTTGAACTCTTTAATAAGTTGCATTAAAACTTCAGCCTGCTCTCCAGGCATACTCTCTAATAACTTTTGAAGTTCTGGATCTTGCATTGGATCCATCTCCTCTTCAGTCATAAAATCGTCAGGATTTACACTAGCGACCTCCATGTTTGGAGTGCTTATTTCCTCTTCTGATATGATATCTGTTATTGCCATAATTTTACCTGAATGTTCAATCTACTTTGTTTTTGCAAATAAATCAAGCTTTGGAACCTCTACAATGACATCTCTTTGGATGTCTTCAACGCTGATTCCTTTAGCTTTCCACTCCTCCTCATTAGTATATTGTTCTCCTGTTTTTTTATGCTTTATAATTGTCTTTGTTTTAGCATATATTAAAGGCACTTCCTTGCCATTTATTGTAACTTTATCCATTAACTAACTACGTCCTTTTTAATGTTAAGATAGCTAATTCCAATGCTAACTCCGTCCCCTACCGTTCCTGCTAATTGAGCCTTTAAAATGGTGCTTGCTTCCAATACTACCGGTACACTGAAAAGTTCATAGCTCGTATTGACTGCTAAAGTTTTATTCTTTTCAATATTAAAAGCATTATTGGTAATGCTAATAGTGGGTGTATTAGATCCTGAATTATTAGTCACTCTAAAAGACCTTAATATATACGTTTCTGCAGCTCCTGCTGTCAAAAGGGTTGTCAGATCCGTTGTCGAAATAGTCACTCCATAGAATTTATATTGATTATTTATTGCCATTATTCTAAAAAGAAACTTTTAGCTTCTATCTCCTGTTTTAATTCTTCTTGAAAAGTTGTATTTAATTTTTGCACAATAGCATCAATATCTCTCACTAAAGAGTGAGCTACATCTGGTTTATATTCTTCACTTGCTCTGGTTATAACCTGTACTATCTTTGCCATAAACTTGCTAAACCTCCTTGAGCATAATGTTTTCCTCCAGGCCCCATGTATCCTGTTTTTGAAGGTGCTGTATGACTTTTAGGGGCTCGATGAATACTAGGCGTTGTATAATCACCTTGTCCACCTTTACCACGTACACCTCCTCCACTTACATCCTGATGATGTTTGGGAGATATTATTTTAGCTACAGTTGTACTCTTGTCGTCTTTTTGTTTATTCTCCAAAATTTTTTGTTCCTTTAAAGTTTTCATATAATTCTTCCAGCTAATTTTTTTACCTTTATTAAGTCTATTTTCAAACCACGCTCTCTTTTTTGATAATTGTTTCTCATAATTATTTGATCCAAATAAAGAAAAGACATTTTGACCTGCTAACACGCTCTCCGGTCCATATTTTAAAAGACCACTTGTTTGGTCCGTGCCTATATAACTACCAGGTGCTCCTAAGCTTTCTAAATAATTTAATTGATCTTCAAACATTGGATTATAGTTTGGAGAATCCTTATTAAATGGACTTCTTGACCATGATGCTATTGCAGCTGGCAGAGGTATTCTTGGTTGATTCTTTCTTCTTGTACCAAGTGTACCTCTTACTTTTTTTGTACCTAATCCACTAAAGAAATCTTTAATAGAACCAATTCCTTTATCTATTAAAGATGGTTCTTGAAAATATTTACTTGGTGCTTGGTATCCTTCTTGTCCTGGAATTTCAGACATATGATATCCAAAGTTTTTATAGTCCAGTGGTCCCATCATTGCTAAATTGTCATAGGTACTTCCCATAGGATCTAATCTACCTTTACCTGTTAAAAATGCTGCAGGGTTAATATTAAAATCTGTTGTACCTGATGCCGGACCCTCTGCAACGGCTCGAGGATCATAAGTCAAACCTAGAGGGACTTGTCCAGGTGCATCTCCTCCACTACGTTGGGCCGCCAACCATGCTTCATAGCTAGGGTAACCTTTGTAAGATGCTGGTATAACATTTGATGTACTAATTTCTTCTTCTTCGGTAGGAAAGGTCCATGTATTTGTGTAGGTGTTACCTGCTGAAAATGGTGGTAATTTATAATACTCAGGATAAGGAAGTGATCCCAGTCCTCCGTTTTGGAAAGGTACTCTTCCACCTTTTGCTAAAGTTGTTTGTCCATAGTATTGGTCCCATTCTGTCATTTCTGGTGTTTTAAATGAAGGCATCGTTGAAGCTGCTAAAATGCCTTCTATATTTCCAGAAGTTTCTTTTTTAGCTTTATCCCATGCATTGGACATATTTTGTTTTAAATTGCCCCATGAATCTTTTAAATTAAATGTACCTTCTCCAATATCATGACCTAAATCATAAGCTGACTTTCCTATACCTCTTGCTATTTCTTGTGGTGTTTGCCACAAAGCCGCTGCATACGAAGATACTTTAGGGTTCCAATTAAATTGTTTTTGAAAATCATATCCACCTAGACCATGAGTATATTGTAGTTTAGGTATCATACCCAGTTTCATTTGCATAGTTCTAGTTGCGTGTTTTTTCCAATCATCTCCTCCTATAGGTTTATGTTTGTGTGTAGTTTTAGGAATGTGTTGTTTACCACCAGCTCCAGGTGTCCATGTAGAAGTTTTCTTTTTAGGGGGTACATAACCACCTGGTCCTCCTCCATGTGGAGAATGTTTAGGTGCTACTGTCTTTTTAGGTGAATAATTTTTTGATGCTCCGTATGCGTATGGCATTATCTTCTTCCGTCTGGTTGTACGTCTACTCTAAAGGTTCCGAGTTTCCAGTCCTGAGAGGTACTGGTATTAGCAATCTTTAAAGAAACGGCACGTGCTCTTGCACGAGTATCTACTTTAGTTGTACTTGAGCTAATTGTAAAGGGTCCTAATGAAGAGCTCGCCTGGGAGCTATTAGGATAGTCTCTTAAGTTTAATGTAATTTGGGTATCTCCTGTTTGAGATATAAAATCTGGAATAAACCTTCTAATTTTCATTAGGAATTCTCCATCTCCTTGAAAGGTTGCTCCACCTTCTTTAGTAATCGTTATATCATAATCACCAGATTCTATATTAGAAGCAATAGCAGTAGTGGACCCACCTTCTATTTGATCGGTTCCTGTTTCATGTTTAAAGTAGGTAGTTCTTCCCTCAGTATTTCCAACAACATCATAAGAAGTATCAGTGCTGGCATCATAAGAAGTGCCGTGAGGGTTTCCAAAAACAGATGAATCTGCCCAAGTAGTTCTACTTAAACTGCTTGTGACCCAGATGGATCTTTCAGGAGTAGAATCTAAATAATTATAACTTACCATTCTATTAACAACGCTAGAACCTGAAGTGGGATAAAACCAGTATATTTCTCCAAAGAGATTATTTAAGCCGCAGTTTACTAATTGTTGAGCAGTCGTATTTAAATCATCAAACACATAATCTTCCACTAAACATTTCATTGATTCCAGTTTACCAGCGTATTTAAAAAATCCATTTTCAGACATCCAGTACGCTGCACCATCTACCTCGATTGCAGCATTCATTCCCAAAAGTCCACAGTTAGTTCCAACTTGTGCAAAGGCAAATACAAATGGAACTCCAACAAAACGCATAGTAAATGCAGCACTATCCGTCCAAACATAGGTGGCGTCTCTTCCTCTAACAGCTCCCATGATCCGTGATCCGTCGGCCAGTCTTTGTGATCCTGCGGTATTGGTTGAAGTAATAGCCCAGGTATTTATATCTTCTCTATTAGACCATCTTATAAACATATCATCTTGAGTAGTTGAGGTACCTACTGTTGTCTCTGTTCCAAATAAAACTAAGTGACGATCGGGCGTTGAAACTAACATATCTCTGGACGCTGTTGGTGCACCGCTAACAATGGTTGCTCTAGTAGAAGTAGCAGCTGTTGCATCTGAATCCCATTCAAAAATAGGTCCATTATGAATTAAAGCAATTAATTTTTTACCAAAACTATCCAAGGTCCATAGACCTGGATCAATTACATAATCACCACTCGCAGCTTCACCCCAGGCTATATAATCTGTGCTGTTGGTAACCGTTGCTCCATTGGCATGAGAATCTTTACTAGTATTTCTAACTTCTCTAGTTACTCCTGTTAAAGTATTACCACTAATTCCCGTATAAGAAATTTCTTCTGAACCAATTTGAATAAAACATGTTCCTGAAGAAGGGAATTGAGATGCATCGGTTAATACAATAGTTGTAGTTACATCATTAATAGCTCCATTAAGCGTGGTTGTAGCTTCTCCTGAAACCGTACCACCGTATTGTCCTAAACTCCAACCATAACCAGGAAGTTGCGTAGCGGGTCCTACAGGATAATAATATTGAACTCTAATACCTCCTGAAGTTGTAGCTCCCGATCCTGTTTCAGCGGATGCCATAGTAATAGTAATAGTGGTGGAAGAAGGAACCGTTGTAATCATGAATTTAACATCATTAAAATCAGAGGCGCTATAATTAGAATCAGTAATAGCTGTAAAGCCATCTAAATAAATAATATCACCAGCATTCATATTATGAGGAGATGAAAAAGTGATAGTTACTGTTGTAGACCCATTAGTAGTGGTGAAAGCATTCGTTAAAGTAGTTGTAGTTTTAATAGGATGGATGTCATAAAAAACACCTCCTGTATAGACATATAAAATTCTATTGGTTCCGATGGCTGAATACTTAAATCCTGAACTATTAATAAATTGGTGTTGGGCTCTAGCAGCTCCCGTTAGGAAATTTTCTCCTAACTGAGACCAACCACCTATTTTTTCAGGTGTACCATATCTAAATCGTACATAATCTCCCCCTGTCCACTGACCTTCTGCTCCTGTAGGGGTAACTTGTTTGTTGAAACCCGGTAAAAATTCTATTTTTTGTAACATTGAACTCCATTATATTATATATTCCTTACTGGTGGAATACCTAACATTGGCCTTTTGTCGAACCTGTTCTTTTCAGCAAAAGGACCATCTACATGGTTATAATGAAGAAATACTTGTGCGCAAGTATTACCTTCAAATGGTTCTCTCCAATGCTCTAATTCACATCCACTATATACTAACATATCACCGACTTCAAGTAGAACTTTTGTACCTTCTGGAGCGTTAGGTTTATGTATTTGTTTAAATTCATCTATTACGGAGTTAGCTCCGGTCCCATCTATGAATATAGGCCATGGATCACCTCCTAAATTAAGAGTACAGGATATTTCACAACTAGGTCTATCTTTGTGTCTTCTGAGTATATCTCCTTTTTTATAGATTCTTGAATATGAATAGGTTGGAATAAGATTTAGGCCTGTCTCTTTTTTCATTACAGGAAGCATCTTCACTAGTAATGTTTCCATAGCAAAATCAGCATAATGTGAATAGGTATTAGGTACTTGTACATCTGTCCAGGTTCCTAACATTCCATTATCAAATGTTACATTGTTTTTATACATCCAATCAACCGCATCTCTTTTTAAAAGAAAATAGTTAAAGATAAAATTGGCCAGCTCATAGGAGAGTGCCTTTCTGATTACTGCATATTTATTGAAATCCATCTTGTATAAAATTAAAACTTATTGATATTCTATTCTCATTAGATTGATTAGGTTCAACTGAATGCCACAACCAGGCTGGAAAAAGTATGGCTCTATTTTCTTGGGGTTGTAAATGTACATCTCTCCATAAATATTTAGGAATTTCTATTTTTTTTCTAGTAGGCATACAGGTTTGAATACCTGGACGTGGGTCTTGACATATTAAACGTCCACAGTTAGGCGGGGTTTTAATATAATAGACTCCACTAAATAAAGCATTGGGGTGTACATGAGGTTTATTGTAACCCCCTTGATAATTTATATTAGCCCACATATTTCCTAATACAGCTTGTCTATCTAAAAATTCTTCATTAAATACCTGATGAACCATTTTAAATAACTCATCTACTAAAGGTTTATATTCAGGTTTTTCATGCATATTAGTCTCGCTATGCCAGCCATTGACATTTGTTTTTTTAATACCTTCATTTTGTTTAGACCATTCAATAATATTTTGAGCCATTTGATTTGTATCTAATTTAAAATCTTCTGCGTATATAATAGTTGGAAAAAATCCTTCTTTAATCATCTAAAAGGTTTACCTCCGAACCAAACAACTAATGACTGTCTAACTCCTCGTCTAACTTTGTTAACTCTATGATTTAAAAAGGATGCAAAAATAATTGCATGGCCTTGTTTTAATTCTGCATATTTTCCTGGGGCCATAACTTCTAAGTCGCCACCTTCAAATTCTGCTGGATCATTTAATAAAACTGTCATTGATATTTTTCTAACCGGTGGTTCGTGGGCCATGTTCACATCACAATCCATATGCCAGTCATAGAACCCTCCTTCAGGATATTCTGTAAACTGTGCATTCTCCGTAATTCTAATATCACCAAAACCAAAATGAGTTTCATTACATTTTTGAATAAATTTATTTAAGTCTTGGTACATATGCCCCATTTCTTTAAACGGTATCCAAGATATTGTAGTCACTCTTTTTTTCGTATCCGTTCCACCCCCTGGCTTATTCATACCAACTTGTGCAGTCTGTGGTTTCTGTTTTCTACCAGCTTCTATAATTTGTCTGCATTGATCAGGTGTAAATAATGGTGTTGTAGTTTGAACTATCCAACTTTTCCATTTAGGTTCTGTTATTATTTGGTTCTCGTACATTATGATACTCCTCTATTTCTAATTGGGTCATACTCTACATCCATGTTACACGCTAGTGTTCTTCTATACCCTGGTCCATTAAATGGATACACGCAATGTCTCATGTCATATGGGAATATAAAAAAATCTCTTTCTTTAATTTCTGGTTGATAATCTATATTTGCAAAGTGTCCATTAACTGAACCGAGTATTTGTAGTCTACCATTTTGTGGTTGGTCAGCGGCTGAATATTCTACACCATAAGACTCTGGTAATTTTAAAATCATTACACTTGATAGACCCGTAAACAATGTTCCTTGATGCACGTGCACTGGATTGTATTCATGTTCAAACATAGTGTTAACCCAAATAGAATTTAAATGCATGTTATATTTTTTTATTTTATTCCAATCTAAATAATGACGCATTTTTTGTTCAAACCATTGTAATACATTTTGTGGTAAATGATTATGTTTAGTCATCTTAACGGTGTCCTGACCATTATAAAATAAGCTATGTTCTTTTTCAATCTTACCAACTAATTGTTTATTAGCAGGTTTTAATTCTGGGTATTTAGTTTCATAGATATGATTAATAATATTATAAACATCTAAAGGCACTTGATATCTCAGTACTGATTGTCCTAAAAATATAATCTTAAAATCTGATGTGTCCATATTTTTCTCTAATACGTTGTGGTATCTTTTCTATGTAAGGATTGTACTCTTTCATAATTTCTCCTGTTTTTATATTATGCATATTTTTACCAACTATGCTATCATTATATACCATTCCATTAATATTAATTTGATCTAGATCAATAAATCTATGGTTAAAGTAAGGTTCCTCTAAAAAACTATATACTTCTTTAATATATTTTTGAGGATCGGTTACTAGGTCATCATACTTTAAATAATAACAAAGATTTTTATGATTAAAGGAATTTTGAATTCCTTTAAGTTCTTTAGCGACCGCTCCATTTTTATTCATAATCATTCCTAGTTTTTCATCATCATTCTTTAAACCATGTCTATTGGGAAAAGCATCAGGGTTTTCTGTATACCATTTCATATAAGATGCCAATACATCCACTACATCTCTAAGTAAAACAATGCATTTAAAAGGTCGTTTAAAATGTTTTTGCACTAAGGCAAAATTACCCTGTGTCATTACAGGTCCACGATCAATAATTATTGATTGAGGCCAGTCTTTATAATAAAGATCATAAACAACATCTAGAACATTGTTTAAAGATTTATGGTCTGGAAAATTTTGAAACACATCTTTATCTTTTAATAAAAATAAATCTTTCATTATCTCTAATGTAATAGAATTAGCTGTCACTACCAACTCTGGATTTTGATTCATGATAGATGCAAACAAGGTATTTCCTGACCTTGGCATCCCCATTAAAAAGAAAAGTTTTTTATTTTTCTTTGGCTCCGAGATCATGAGATAACTGTTCTTTCTTGTTATAAATCATTTCTCCTGATTTTTTAACTCTTTCTATAGTTTTTAATTGACCTAATACATTAAATATTTCTGGCTGTGAAGAACCAGATGATAATGTCTCTGCTTTGTTTTTCATAATGTGATGATATGATTCTAATTGATGTTTATTAACATCTTTGTCATCAAAAGAACCATCATTAAATTCTTTCTTTAATGCAGACCACAGTTTAATTTCTCTCATTCTGTCCCTAGCTACCAATTGCATGTTAGCTAAACCATATCTTTTTTCATCTATGTCTATTTGATAGAGCTCTCTTTTTATTGGGTCTTTTTCTGTTTCAAGTTTTTTTTCTAGTCTTTTCAATTTAACTTCATTACGTCTACAATCAAAAGATAAACTCATTAAATTTTCTAAGAAAACATTCTGTTCTCTAACACACTGCCAGTACTTTGCAGCCTTTGTTGGATATTTCATATCTTGTAAAACAGACATTCTCATTTCTGTTTCAGTTCTAAATACTTGTTTCTTGGTCCAAGTATCTCTAAGTTCTGAAGTCATAGCCTTAAATTCCTTGACATCATTTGGGTCAAGTAAATTATTTAAGCTTGGTGCTTCTTTTTCTATTAATGCATGTATGTTACGTTTTTCTGTCATGTGTATCCTTTCGTGAGCTATTATATAATATATTTAACCAGTTGTCAATGTTTTAGCCGTAATTGTTTCTGTGTCTTCAGCTAAAAACTCTTCTGTAGCGGTTACTCCTCCTGGAGTTCCACCAGCAATTATGCCTCCATCTGCACTTACAGTTCCAAAACTTGCACCTCCCCCTCTTGCACTAGCTATAGTAGGATAGTTAGCCCATGCAGTTCCATCATATTTTTGAGCTGTGTTAACATAAGCAGCAGGAGAATGAGTATAACCTGCAGCACCCATGGCAGCTGTTTGAGTTCCATAAAGTGTTAGTTCTGATTTACCTGTAGGTAATGCTCCACCACCTGTCCAATTAGTTCCGTCATATTCATAAACAGTAGTTACAGATCTAGCAGAAGGTGGAGATGGAGATGTAATTCCACCTGCATATAACCCAGCAGTTAAAGTTCCGCATGCTCCTGCTCCTCCAGTTCCTGTGGGAAGACCAGTTACTGATGCCCAGTTAGTTCCATCGTATTCTTCTACGGCTGTGGTTCTAGTTGGAGAACCAGAGTTTCCACCAGCACACACTCCTGCGTCTAGAGTTCCAAAGCCATTTGTTTGACCTCTTGCAGTATTTAAATCATTTGTTTCTGCCCAACTAGTTCCATTATATTCTTCTCCAGCATTTATTGCACTTCCCGGAGCATCATAACCACCCGCACCAAACGCAGCTGTCTGTGTTCCTCCACCTGCACAATAATTTTTAGCAGTATTCATACTATTTCCTGATACCCAACTAGTTCCATTATATTCTTCTGATGCAGTTAAAGCGCCGGGACTTCCTCCAAAAATAAGTCCGGCTGATCTTGGACACGCTCCCGCACTACCTGCATATTGTCTTCCAGTATTTAAAGTACCACCAGATGCCCATGCTGCACCTGTAATTGTAGCAATTCCAAAATTATATTCTTCTGTACTAGTTACAGTACCTGGATTGGTGTCTCCGCCTCCTGCTACTGCGGCACTTCCAGAAGAACCTCCTTTACCCATACCATAACGTCCAGCAGCCATAGTAGCCGGTGAAGTTGAAAAACTAGTTCCGTCATAAGTTTCAGTAGCTGTCACCACACCACTTCCTGGAGAAGGAAATCCACCAAAAGTTACGGCTGCAGTTTGAATTCCTGTATCAGCACCACCATCGTGATCAGATGCTGTACTTGGTCCAGCAGCCCAATTTGTTCCATCATATTCAAAAGATACTCTAGTGTCCCCTGCAGCAATTAAACCTGCTGTTAAAGGTCCACACCCTGCTCCCTCAGTTCTATCTTGTCCTGTTGGAAGTGTTCCTCCAGAACTCCAATTAGTTCCATCATATTCATAAGATGTATTTAAATTTGCTGTTCCACCAACACCACCTGCAATTACTCCTGCTGTTAAACTTCCAAACGAAGCAGAGCCTCTTTGTGCTGTTGGAATATTATTTACTTCTGACCAACTAGATCCATCATATTCTTCAACTAATGCTTTATTACCGGGAGCAGGACTAGCATATCCACCTGCACCAACGGCTGTTGTTTGAGTTCCAAAGCCAGGTAATGCATAACGACCTGTACCCATATTTCCACCGGTTGCCCAACCAATTCCATCATATGTTTCTGTTAAAGCACTTTTTCCTGATCCTCCAAAAATAATCACTGCTGTGTTAGGAGTATCTCCTGAACCCATGTTATATCTTCCACTTGATATAGCCGCTCCACTTGCCCATGCTGCACTTGCCACAACAGTTTTAAGTGTACCTGTAGTAGAGTTAAACCACACCTGTCCCTCATTCGCTGAAGTCAGCGTAGGGTCAGATGACAGTACGTCTACACGTTTTCCGTATATTTCTTCGTAAGTTGCCATTTAAAAATTCCTTATGGAAGAGTTACATCGCTTGGTCTTATTGAATTAGCTTTTTCTTCGTCAGTTTTAGCATCCCACGCAGCTTGTGCAGCTTCAACTTCAGCTGTAATCAAGTCTTGTGCTTCTGACTTAGTCTTTTCAACACCGTTCTTTTCAGCTAACCACATAGCGCCAGCGACGTTGTTGCCAACCATCCAGACGTTTGCAGGATAACCTCTAAGGAAGAATGCTCTTCTGTCATTAGCAGTAAAGAATCCTTTTCCAGTGTTAGTAGCTACTCCATATATAAAGTGTGCCATAGTGTTTCCTCCTTTTTAATTTTGTATATCATAATTTTTAACTTTGAGTAAGTGTTTTAACATTTATAGTCGATGCTTCACCTGTAAATTCTTCTGTGTTAGCTGCTTCACCTGTAACATAACCACCAAATGCTATGCCACTAGTATCTGTCCCACAACCAGCTAAACCTCTTCTAGCTTGAGATAAACTTGGTCTCATTGACCAAGTAGTTCCATCATACGCTTCTGAAATTACTGTATTTGCGGTTCCTACATATCCTGCCGCAGCTAATGTAGCGGTTTGTGTTGCTCCCATACCTGCATGACCATCATTAGCATTAATCATCGATCCACCACTAGTCCAATTAGTTCCATCGTATTCTTCTGTTGCTGCTGTTAACGCGGGAGCAGGAGTATTTCCTCCAGATGCTAAACCTGAAGTTATAATTCCAGATCCTGCCACCTGAGATCTTGCCGTACTCATAGCATTTACAGTTGTCCAAGAAGTTCCCCCGTATTCTTCAGTTTGAGTAGTAGCAGCAGCTGGACTTCCCTGAGTACCACCAAAAGATACTGCGGCTGCTGTAGTTCCAAAACCACCTTGTCTCCAAACCGCTGTATTTAAATTATTTCCTTCTGACCAAGATGTGCCATTATATGTTTCTGAATTGTTATAAAAACTTCCACCATTTTCTCCGCCAAATGCTAAAGCAGCTGTTTGAATTCCTGCATTTCCCATCTCTTGTCTAGCTTGACCTAAATTATTTCCTTCAGTCCATGATGCACCGTTATATTCTTCAGAATTGTCTACAAGTGTTGTTCCATTATGACCACCAAACGCCAGAGCTGCTGTTTGTGTACCGGCTCCACCTAAACCATATCTAGCGGTATTTAAAGCTCCACCAGCTGCCCATGCCCCTGCTGTAATTATGTTTGCTGAATTATTATATTCTTCTGTAATACTAATAACTGGTCCTGATGAAGTTCCTCCAGCCATATAAGTTGCCGTTGATGTACCAGCTCCGGAAGCTGATTGAGACATTTTATTTGCTAAACTTGGAATTGCCCCCCAACTAGTTCCATCATATTCAAAAGCAGTAGTTAATCTATCTGTTAAATAACCTCCAGCGGCTATTGCACTTGAAGTACCTGTATCGTTTCCAAAACCTGTGTTTTGTTTTCCAGCGGGCATAGCATTAACACTTGTCCAATTAGTACCATCATATTCTTCTGTAAGTGCACTAACACCTGGTGGCCCTGCACTTCCTGCAAAAAATAATCCAGCAGTTAGGGCTCCTGATCCACCTCCATACGATCTGGCAGTGCCCATCGATCCACCACTAGTCCAATTAGTACCATCATATTCATAACATGTAGAAACAAGAGTTGGTTGTTCTCCTCCTCCAATAACTGCTGCTGTTTGAGTTCCTGCTCTCATCATTCCTTTTGTAGCTGTAGGCATAGATGTTACCGCTGTCCAACTAGAACCATCATATTCACCTGCTACAGCAGATACAGGATCTCCTCCTCCAACTCCAAGACCAGCTGTTGCTGTTCCTGCAGAAGTCATGTAATATTTAGAAACAGGGAAAGTTCCTCCGGTTGCCCAACCAATTCCATTATATTCTTCAGTAGCATTAAAATAACCTGGGTCATAACCACCCACTGTTACACCTGCTGTTTGTAAACCAAAACCATTACTTATAGCTCTTCGAGCATTACTCATAGGTGCAGCACTTGACCAAGCTGCTGTATTAACAATACTTTTAAAAGTATTACTTGATGTATTATACCAGATCTGTCCTGCATCTACTTCTAGTGCTGGATCAGTGTCCAGTGATTTAATTGCTTTACCGTGTATTTCTCTATAAGTTGCCATAATTAACTCGTTGTAAATGTTTCTATATTTACAGCTGTTGTTTCAGCTGTTAATTCTTGTGTCGCGTTCGTATTCGATGGAGCACTTCCTCCTGCAATTACTGCACCTGAAGTGCTTCCGTTTCCTCCCTGATTATATACTCCTGAAGCCAGAGAAGGCGCAGTATACCATGCACTTCCATTCCAACTTTCTACACTTGTTGAAGCAGGAGTACCCGGAGCCCCCAAACCACCAGCAAGAAAAGCCCCTCCACCAGAATTAGCTCCTGTTGAAGGACCATTAGGTCCTATTCTTTTCTCAGTTAGCATGCTTGCTGTATTGGTCCATGCTGTTCCATTATAGGATTGACTGACGTCTGAAGTATATGGCGGAGACGGATTTTTAGATCCACCAAAATATAAAGCTGCGGTAGCACTATCTCCAGCACTTGTTCCAGCTCTACCATTAGGTAAATCTCCACCTTCTGACCATGAAGTTCCGTCATACTCTTCACAAGAGGTTGAATAACTAGGGTGTTCTCCTCCTCCAAAAATTACGCCGCTCGTTTCACTTGCACCGGAGCCTCCTCCATTTCTTCTAGTGTCAGCAATTGTATTCGGAGCTGTAGTCCATGAACTACCTCCCCATTCTTCAACAACATTTGAAGTTGGCGAAGGTCCTGTTTCTCCTCCTGCTGCTACTGCTGAAGTTTGAGTTCCAAAATTCATACTTATTTGAGAAGGTGTAGTTTTTGAGCTTGCTGCAGTCCACGAACTTCCATCATATGTAGCTGTAGTGGCAATTTCACTTCCAGGAGGACCTTCTCCCCCAAAAAATAAACCAGCTGTTGAACTTCCTACTCCAGATACGGCTGTAGCAGTAGTAGGATAATTAGAACCACTAGCCCATGCTGCGGCTGTAATTACGTTTGTTGAAACACTGTATTCTTCTGTTCCTGCAGGTGCTTGATTTCCAGGACCAGCAACAGCTGTTCCTATTGTTTTTCCCATAGGACAGAATGTATTTCTTGCAGTTCCTAAACTAGGGGTACTTGTCCAGCTAGAACCATCCCACTGTAAAGTCGTGGTTACAGCTGCTGGGCCAGGAGAATTTCCTCCAATTATCATAGATAATGTTTGAATTCCTGCACCACCTGAATAACCTCTGGTAGCCGGTAAAACTGTTAAAGATGTCCATGCACTTCCATTATACTCTTGATTAAAATCTCTATATCCACCAGGATAAGTTAATCCTCCCATACTTATAGCTGCTGTTTGTGTTCCAACTATTGTAGGAGCATATGCTCCACTAGCCATGGCGCCTCCTGATGTCCATGAGCCACTTCCTCTTTCCCAAGTAGTAGTTTCACCATTATTTCCACCGCAATATAATGCATCTGCTGATGGTCCACATGCTCCAGCTTCAATATATCCCGGAGAACCTCCAGGAACAGCCGTTGCCGAAGTCCAGCTTGAACCATCATAATCAAGAGCAGTACCCGTTCTACTTGGATAACCTCCCCCTAATTGAACATATGCCTCTGAATTTGCACCTGTTCCATTAGTATACCCAAGAGGAGATGGAACATTTGTTTCACTTGTCCAACCTGTTCCATTATAAGATTCAGCTAATACTGCATTAGATGGATTACCTCCATTTTCGCCGGTAGTTATTGCACTAGTGTTTGATCCTCCACCAGCCATAGTAGATCTTGGAGTAGCCATTGATGCACTGCTTATCCATGCTTCACTAATAGCAATTCCTCTTAAAGTTCCAGTAGTTGAATTGTACCACATTTCTCCATCAACACCGTCTGAAGGATCTGATGATACTTTTTTAATTTTCTTTCCTATAATTTCTCTATAAGTTGACACTACAACTCCCTATTAATTATTCTTCAATAACCAACCTTGAGTTCCATCTGTGTAGACTAATGTATTTGCAGCTCTTTCTGTAGCAACAGTTAAATCTGCTGCTGATCCATTAATTTTTTCACTATTTCTTCCAATAGTTAAATTATCAGAGTCGAAAGTACCTGCATAATCTACAAACGAGACTTCATCTCCAATGGATGGTGATGATGGTAGAGTTAAAGTAAACGCGCCGCCAGTTGTATTACAAAAATATCCTTGACCTGCTACTGCAGTAAAACCTGTAGTTTTAACTGCTTGCCATGAAGTTCCACCTGAAACTTCACCCCAAGATAAAACTCCACCTGTTGTTGATTTTAAAACGTAGTCGTTTCCTCCGGCTACGCCTGCTGGCCACGTAATAGTATAATCCGTGGTTCCGTTAGATGCTTTCATACCCACATATTCTGCTCCTGAGTCATCCTGTAATCTTAGTTCTTTCGAAGTTCCAATGTTTAGACCTGTTGATGCATTCCAAACTAAATTTGCGTCTCCACCAAAAGCTCCTGAATTATTATATTGAATCTGTGTATCTGAACCGGCTGGATCGGTTGCTAAAGTAACTTCTATTAAATCTGATCCACTCATGTAGACCATTTTTTTACCTTTATCAGTAGTAGCAAAAGTAGTTCCTGATCCAGAATCAGAAGCTCCTTTTAATTGAACTGTATAACCTCCACTTGTACCATTCGATACAACTTTTAATCCTTCTGTTCCATCAGGAAATGTAACTATTCTGTTTCCTGTAATAGTTCCTGTTAATTTTATAACTTGATTTCTAGCAGCATTAGTTAAACTATCAGTCGTAGATGAAGAATCACCATCTGTGATTAAAAGAGCACTCGTTCCTGCACCACCAGCAATTGATTGTGAATGATAGCCTGATGCGGCTTGTTGAATAATGTTTAAATTTGTATTTGTTTTAGTTCCCCATGTACCAGCATTTTCACCGGTTGCCATAAGTTCTATACCTAAATAATTATATGTTGATGCCATATTTTTCTCCTAAGCTACATCACTATAGCTTATATTTGATCCTGTTGCAACATTCGAATATGAAGTATTCGAACCCGTTGAAATATTACTATAAGACGTATTTGATCCAGTGTCAATATTTTCATAATTTATAATAAAAGGAGCAGTTAAAGTAAAGGTTGCTGAAAGCCCATCAAAACTTACCACCTGATCCGGTAAATCTACACTTCCAATAGTAAAACTTGAAGATACTCCATCAAAACTAACTATTTGATCAGGAATATCGGCTATTGAACCAAGGCTCATGGTACTAGATATACCACTTGGTTGGACCACTACAGAACCCATTCCAATAATTGTTCCCAGAGTAAATTCTGCTTCTAATCCTGTTAAAGCAGCTGCATCATTAGGTACTGTTACGCTATCTAATGAAGAAGTAATAGCAAATCCTGAAGGTTGAACTACTACTTCATTAATAAATACAGGAGTACCCATTTCAGAAGTAATAGCTAATCCACTAGGTGAAACATCTTCATTAGGTGCAAATGCTGTTCCTTGAGTGGATGTAATTTCTAATCCATCGAAACCAACAACTTGATCTATAGGATCAATAACTCCTATAGCAGAAGTTATATCTAAACCTGTAATAGTTGGTGTAACATCTACAACTGGAGTAATAGTTCCTTGTAATGAATTAATTAAAAAATTAGAAGTTTCTAAAGAAGAATCTACAACTATTGTAGGATCATCAACATTAAAAGTAGCACTTATCCCTGTTGGTGTGATTGTAACATCAACAACATTAGTAACACTTCCAATGCTAGCTGTAAAAGAAATTCCTGTAGGTGTAACAGTTGCGTCTTTTAATTCGCCCCATTCATTATCACCCCAACCAAGAGCTCCCCATCCTTTAGTGTAAAGAGTAGCATCCCCCCAGTTAGCACGCCCCCAGGTTCTACGTCCCCAACCTTCTGTTACCGTAGGCATAAGGAAGACCTCCTTACGCTAATCTTATGATTGCGTTTGACGAATCGTTGGCAGGAAATTGAATTGTAAAAGTTCCAGCGGTTGCTGTTTTATCAGATCCAAATGCAATTGCACAAATAGCATCTGTAGTACTTGAACTTGCCCCTGTAGTTGTATTATAAATTAATGCACCATTCGCTGTGAATGAAGCAGTTGTCCATGATACATCTGAAAAATCTGTAAATGCAGTTGTAGAAGTTAAACCTACTCCAGTGTTTGTTAATGCTTTTCCACCTGCACTGTAAGCACTTCCTGATGTATTTGTAATTTCTTCAGAAGTAGAATAGTCAGTTGTTGTAGCATTTAAAGTAGCACTACTATCAAAAAGAGCGATCTTAAATGAATCACCACTAGATGAACTAAAATTATGTTTTCCCTGTAATAATTCTTGTTTAAAACTTGAACAAATTGCCGATGTTATTGCCATAATTATCTCCTAATTTAAGGATTCGGAGACTCGATTGGAATACGAATTGTACCATCCGTATAATCATCTCGTCTTCTTCTCCCAATTTGCTCTGCAGCAAATTTCTGAACTACAGTATTATACTTTTGTTCATACATTGTCAACATGTCCATTGGACCTTTTAAATATCCATAGGCTTCTACCAGGCAGGCATATAATAAGCCATTTGGAAAGTTCTTACTTATATAGGTTCCGCTGGTATTTGTTACCAAACTAGTGGGCATAGCATTAAAATGAACTTGAAATTTATAAGTAGTACTAGGAACAGGAGCAAACATATATTTACCTGAAGTAGTATCAGTTGTTCCTGTTGCTCCACCAAATTGAGCATAATATTTAGGACTACCTGTAGCTGTATTAGCAGATACATATTCATTTAAAAAAGTCTGATCCTTTTTCTGTAACCAAACATTAGCTCCTGTAATAGCTGAAGTTGATGTATAAACCTGTATACCACGAGTAAATAAACATCCTGCAGGACAATTTATATATTGTTGACCTGCAACTAGATTTCCAGACTGTTGTTTTCTATCTGCATCAATAGGACAGTCTCTCATAAGTCTATATTCAGCGTTTTCTATAAATCTACCTAGAAGAGCACCACTAAAAACAGTACTGTCTACTTCAGTATAACTTCTAATATCAGCTTCTAATGCTGAAAGTGTATATCCTGCCATTATGCTTCTATAGTTACCGGTCCAACGGACACTGGATAACCACCTC